AAAAGAAGTCTGGATAGTATCTATGTGCTTTTATACGTGTATCTCCATTTTCAAAGTGTGTCATCTGATAAGGTATTTCTAAACATTCTGCACCCCATTGAAATATCTCTTCTTTTAAATCAAGCCATACCATTATCTTCTGTTCCCAAGAACTTCTATAATATACACCACCCTGTGTGTTTAACTTTAAAACCTTGTCTTTATTGGTTGGTATGAAGTTTCCACCGTGATATCTACTATTGTTAGGTTTAGAATTTATCATGTATTTGATTCTTTTTATTTATATATAAAAGAAAAAACTTTACATATGAGTCCATTAGAAGGAAGAGTTCGATTGAGTCTATTGGTTTATGGTAATAGTATAGAAGATAACTTTAAAAACAATTCTTTTTTCTTTGCCGAAAAATATTCCAAAAGTGATGAAATGGTCACTGCAAAACGTACAGAAGACATACAGATTGGTGGTTTTTACTTTCTACATTACCTTGATGACTCCAACTGGATGAAGTATTCTCCAGTATTTGTAGTGGAACAAAAGAATTTTGGAAATCAAATCATATTATTTGCAGTAAACTTAAACTTTATACCTCTTCAGATAAGAGCTCTTATATTCGACCAATATATAGCCGAAAATTATTTTGAAAATGATACTTTTTTGAAAGTAGACTATGTCGGTATGTATAAAGAGCTTGTCAAGTTTGGATTCGAATATGCTCTAATGGAGTATAATGTTATTCAGATAAAGAAAGTTCATAAGATTCACATGGAAATACTTCCGCGTTTCTTCTTTTCACAGCACCCTAAGGCAACGTATGATCCAAAGAAACTGATGGATATATGGCATAAAAAACTCGAAACAAAATCTGCCAGAAATCAAGAGATGATGAAGTCTATGGTAGATGAATTCTATGATATAAACAACGAAATATCAGAGAAGTATAAGGTTATGAAAGGTCATATAGAAAGAATTCAAAAAAGCTTAAAAAAATATGGTGGAAAGTAAAAAATGAGTATCTTTGTAGAGTAAATAAAAACAAAAAAAACTCTCTCTCTATGAATTACTCAACTTACATTTCTGCAGCAGAAAAGCTATCAACTTTTGGTCAAAAACAAAAAGCATTGGCTCTTATTAACCATGCCAACGATTTGGAAAGAAAAAAAATAAACGAACTAAAATTCAATATTTTAGTTGGTGAAGTAAGACCTTTTAAAGATGCAAAGTTTCACTCCGTACAGGTTATAAGAGAAAGAGAAGCAAACACAATCATGTGTATCTTCCAATCTGATATGGTTAATACTCACAGAATCAACGCAAAGATAAAACCGGGTGGTGAGGTTCAGTGGTCTGATGGTAATCTATTCATGGATAGACAATCTGTTAAGTCTTATCAAAGACTATTAGACTATCTAACTAACTATCAAAGTGAAGTTCAGAAACTTCTTGGAGAAATTGAGATAAAGCGAGACGATATTAAGGTCGTAAATCGAAGCTTTTATATTTAAAAATAAAGGGTAGTTTTTGCTACCCTTTTTTGTTTTCCTATACCACCACTCTTAAAAGAGGTACGTCATATTTTATATATACCTTAAAATTTTAAATAAATTTTAATGGCATCGTATAACTATAACAACAATCAAGAAGGACAGGGCATGGGCTTTGTAAATTCTGCAGTAGAGAATAAAGGTCTTTTTAGTAGAATACTTAGAACTCTTTCAAACTACGGAATGAACTATGACGATATGATAATTCGAAACCAAGTAGGTATTGGTATAAACGAAGATCCATATGCAGCCAAAGGAAACTCTATGTACGACTTCTTTTCACAAAGAGCTGTTGCATCGGTTTTAAATAGAAAGTCTATTCCTTACTTAGATAAGGCTTATGCTGACAAAAGAAGGATTCTTAGAGAATATTCTATCAAAGACGAAATTCGTGATATGATTAGTGCCGTTGCGGATGAATGTATCGTTTACAATGATGATAGAGACTTCTGTTCTCCTAGAGCAATATCAAACGATTATTCTCAAGAAATAAAAGACAAATACCAAGAGTATTTTGAGAAAATCTATAATAAATATGGATTTTCAGATAGTATCACTGCTTGGAATATGATAAAAGACTTTCTTATTGATGGTTATGTTGCAGTAGAGATTGTTTATGATGATAAAAAGAAGAATATCATTGCATTCAACAGACTTAGACCTGAAAGTTTAGTTCCTGCATATGAACCAAATGTAGGACATTTATGGATTCAGTTTCCTGAAGATCCTCAGCTTAGAAGAATATTTTTGGATTCACAGATTGTATTCATTTCTTATTCTACACAAAATGATTATTCAGAGACTTCTTATATTGAAGGACTTATTAAACCATATAACCAGTTAAAGATTCTTGAACAAACTAGAATCATGTTCAACGTAATCAATGCAACTATTTATCAAAAGTTTACTATTCCAATTAAAGGTCTTTCTAGACAAAGAGCGGAAGAACAGATTGGTCAGTTGATACATGACTACTCTGAGGAAGTTGAATGGGATGACACACTTGGTACACTTACCTTGAATGGATCTAAACATCTTCCTTATAACAAACAAGTTTGGTTTCCTGATGGTGATGCAGGTACTCCTAATATGACATTAGAATCTCCACAAGGACATGACTTAAATGAAGAATCAATGCTTAAGTGGTTCCACCAGGCACTTAAAAGAGCTAGTAAAATTCCATTGACACGTTTCGAAGGAGAAGGTGGTGGTGGTAATCTAATATCAGATGCTGCTGAGATGACAAGAGATGAGATTAAGTTCCATAACTTTATATCTAGAATACGAGCAAACTTTAAAGAACTTATAGTTAAACCACTTAAACTACAGATGCTTATCGAGTTTCCTGAGTTGAAAGAAGATGAGATTGTTCTTAATCAAATGGATATAATCTTCTACACTAATCAAATATTTGAAGAGTGGAAAAAGATAAACAATTTGTCTAAAAAGGCGGAAGCACTTGGAACTCTTACTGCAGTAATGAATGGTGAGAAACCTTACTTCCATATCGAATGGTTGATGGATAATGTCTTCAAACTTACTCCTGAAGAGAAAGCGGAAAACCAAAAATACTGGGCAAAAGAGGCTGCTGGTGCCGGTGCTGGACCTGCGGGTGCTGCTGGTGCCGAAGGTGGTGCCCCTGCACAAGGTGGTGAAGGTGGTGAAGCTCCTGCTGAAGGTGGACAAGCAGCCGCTGAAGCTCCTGCACAGGGTGGACAAGCAGCTCCTGAAGCTCCTGCCGAAGGTGGTGCCGAAGGTGGTGCAGAATTTGAATTCTAAAAACATATCAGATATAAAAAAAGCCACTCATTTGAGTGGCTTTTTTATTTATGCTGCTGTTTCATATGTGTCTACATAGAAGTAAACTACTTTATTATCTATTATATGCGGCCTTAAATCGACGGTCATTGAATTTTCCATAAGTTCTTTTACTACTTTACCCATAGGAGTTGACAAAACTTTACATCTTAAAGTTAGTTTTTCCACTTTGTTTTCTTTTAAAATAAAAGACATTGATTTTATTGTAAGTACACTCATTTGTAGTGAAAGAATATTTCCACTATTTCCAAGCTGAGCAAACATAGATATTGATTCTATATCGAATTGTATTTTTTTACCAGATTCTAAAATACTTGTTAGTCTAATATCTCTTTTGAACGAAGTCCACTCTTTGTATCTAGACATCAAATCTTCAAATTGATCCAAAGTATTGTTTTGTAACAATACTTCGTAATCAAAATATTCTAGATTATCATCTGATTCAGAAGGATCTAAATGAGACCAATCTTTGAATAACTGTCCCATTAGAATCTCATGAAGTTTATCTGTTTCTTCTCTAAATCTACTGATTTAACAACCGCTTTAATAGGATCTCCCAATCTAATCTGTTCTCCAAACTCATTGTATGCTAAATATTTATCTACATCTGCAGTCCATTTCCCATTAAGAGTTTCTAATCTTATCAAACCTTCACATTTGTTTTCTGTAATCTCTACATAGATTCCTCTATCCATTACTCCGGTAACAATACCATCGAATACCTGACCGATTCGGTCCTGAAGATATTCAGCTTGTTTGTATTTGATAGAATCTCTTTGTGCTCTGGATGCCACAAGTTCTCTAGCAGAACACCATTTTGCTTGTTCTTCAATCTTTGTAGGATTTCCTTGCTTTCCAGTCGTTAGTTTATCAAATAATATTCTATGTGTTATTAAATCTGGATATCTTCTGATTGGAGAAGTAAAGTGTGAATAGTGTGTGAATCCTAATCCATAGTGTCCTATGTTCTTTATAGTATATACTGCCTTCGACATTGATCTCGTAACCAAAGTCTCAATCATATTTTCTTCAGGAGATCCTTTTATCTCTTTTAAAAGGTGATTAAGGTTATTTTTCAGTACATCTCCTTCCTCATCTAACTCAAGCTTGTAACCAAAATTGGTACATATACTTTGAAGAGATGCTAGCTTGTCACCGTTTGGTTTGTCGTGTACTCTATATACGTTGTGCCATTGGTCTTTTGCTAAAAGTTTGGCAACTGATTTGTTTGCCAATAACATATATTCTTCAATCAATTTGTTTGCATCTTTCTGTTCTTTGAAGTAGACTCCGATTGGTTTTTTGTCATCTTCTGCAAGTTTGAACTTTACTTCAATACCACCCATTTCGATAGATCCATTTTTTATTCTAGTTCTTCTGATTTTTTTAGCCAATGTGTCTAATTGTCTAATCTCTTTATGATAGTCTCCATCTAATCCTTCGATTATCTCTTGTGCTTCTTCGTATGCATATCTTCTGTCAGAGTGTATTACAGTCTTTCCGTGCCAAGTATCTTTTATCTTTCCGTCTTTATCTAATGTAAATACTGTTGAAAATGCCAATCTATCCACATTTGGTTTAAGTGAGCATATTCCATTAGAAAGTCTTTCGGGAAGCATAGGTACACATCTGTCTACTAAATAAACTGATGTTGCTCTTTTGAACGCTTCTTTATCTAATTCTGTTCCAAACTTTACATAGTGTGCAACGTCTGCAATATGTACTCCTACTTTTATGTTATTAGGATCTCTCATATCTATTGAGATGGCATCATCAAAATCTTTTGCGTCTACAGGATCTATTGTTATAGTAGTCACGTCACGCATATCCTTTCTTGATTTAATTTCTTTTTCGGATATTATCTCAGGAACAAGTTCTGCTTCGTTAAGTACTTCTTGTGGAAATTCAACAGGTAGTCCATATTCGTACATAATGGCATTCATTTCCGTATTGTTATCTCCAACAAATCCAAGTATCTTAGTAATCTTTCCTCTTGGTGATTTTTTGTCAAGATCCCAGTCTAAAAACTCTACTAACACTTTTTGTCCATTTTCAACATCCGACTTTCCTTTTATGTAGAAGTCTACCGCCATTTTAGAACTATCGGGTACTACAAAGATTGTATCGTTTTTTACTTGAGCAGTTCCCACAAACTCTGTTTTAAATCTTGAAGTTGTTTCTAATACTTTACCTTCTAGTTTTTTTTGTCCTTGGAATATCTCTACTCGAGCAGTATCTAAGTGAAGTGCATTAGCAGTCTTCTTTTTATGTATAAAGATTTCTTTACCATCTACTTTTATATTGGCGTTTCCTGACGTGGAGAATTCTACTTGCGTTTCGAATATGTCTCCTTCTTTAATTTTATTCATTATCTTTTTTCTTTTTTGATATATTGTCGACTCCGTATTTTTCAATCAGAGTGTTTTTCATTTTTGACAATACTTTTTTATTCTGTATGGGATAGTCTACTCCGAAGTTTTTTCTTAGAGTTTCTTTTCGTTTGACCTCTGAGCATTTTCTACACGAATAGTCTCCCCAGTTTTTGTTGTCGTATTTTAAGTAGTTTTTGTAGATGACTTCTTTTTCAGTGCCACATCCATCACATTTGCATTTTACTTTATAATGTGATCCGTTTGGTAGAAGTCCAACGGGAATGATTATTATCTCACCTATTGAAATATCGTATCCTAAGTCCTCATAGTATTGGTAGTTGGACTCGTTTATTTTAATTTCAATTTCTCTTGTAAGTATCATGTTTCTATTTTGGTGGATATAAAAAATCCACCCATTCTTTTTATAAAAAAACATGATTTAGTTTTGTTAATGGTGATTTTTTTTTATAAAAAAATAAAAATGAGACACTTCTATAAAAAATCCACCTTTATAATTTCTACGGTTTTGAAGGTTTATATATACTCTAATAATTATACAAAAAAAAACACAACTATTTCATGAAACCAGTTCTAATTGTAGAAAATTCAACGAACTCTCTTATAAGAGAAAGTTCAAGCACTGGTAAGAAGGACTATATTTTGGGTGGTACATTCACTGAATTCGGCGTTAAAAACCGTAATGAGAGAATCTACACTGCTGCAAAATTCCTTCCTGCTTTAGAGGAGATGAATGAAAGAATGAACAATCTTGGAATTGTCTACGGTGAATTTGATCATCCAGACGTTTTCGATACTTCACTTTCAAGAGCTTCTCACGTAATTACGAAAGCTAATTACGTAAAAGAATCAAACTTGGTAGAAGGTGAAATCAGATTATTAAGCACTTATTGGGGAAAAGAGGCAAAATCGTTAGTAGACGATGGTTGTCCTATTTTCGTTTCATCTAGGGCTGCAGGTATTACTGAATCTGATGGCACTGTATCATTAAAAAAACTATTTACTTACGACATCGTTGCTGACCCAGGTTTTGCATCGGCTAAAATGAGTGTAAAGGTTCTTAATGAGTCACTTGGTTATGACAACCCAAAATCTAACTTTAGGATATATGATTTATCCAACGAGTCAAAAACGGAAGAGTTATTTAATATGAACAACAACGAATTTGTTACTAAACAACAACTAACTGACTACTCTCAGTATTTGGTTAAAGAGTTGGCATCAACTAAAAAAGAAGTTAAGACTGCCATTACTAAAGGGAATATGAACCCTAAAAAACTTGAGCAATTGCTTGAGTATTACGATGAATTGAACAACACTAATTCACAAGTAGCTAAATATTTAGATTACTTAGCTGAGAAAGTTCAAATTATGGTAAATGAAAACAAGTCTTTGAAAGAAACTACAGAGAAATTAATCAAACATAACGATTATTTAGCTGAAAATCTTGAAAAGGCTGTAAACTATTCTGAATACTTAGCAGAAAACTTAGATAAGAACATTGCTTATTCTGAATATGTTGCTGAAAACTTAGACAAAAACATTGCTTATTCTGAGTATGTTGCTGAAAACGTAGACAAAAACATTTCTTACACAGAATATGTTGCTGAAAACTTAGACAAAAACATTGCTTACTCTGAATACTTAGCAGAAAACTTAGACAAAAACATTGCTTACTCTGAATACATTGCTGAGAGCTTAGACAAATCTATTGCTTATGGTGAGTATATCGCAGAACACGTTGATAACTCTATTGCTTACTCTGAATACTTAGCAGAACACGTTGAAGGTAACATCGCTTACTCTGAATACATTGCTGAACATTTAGATGATAATATTGCTTACTCTGAATACATTGCTGAAAATTTAGACAAATCTATTAACTACCAAGGATTAATCGTTGAGAAGTTAAACGGTGGTAAATTGAACGAATCAGAAGGAGCATTCCCATCATTAAATGCTGCAGGATTTGAAGATCTTGAAGATGAAAACGATGATGAAAATGAAAATGCATATGGATCTGAAGAAGAAGACGAAGATGAAAACGGAATCGCAGAAATGACTCCTAATCATGCATACGCACACGAAGATAATGAAGATGAGAATGAAGATGAGGATTGTGGCCCAGGTGTTACAGGAAACTCAGATTCAGAATTATCAGAATCTATTGATAAATTAATCGAAGAAGCTAAAAAACGTAAAGTTTCTGAGACATCAGATTTGAATTTCTTGAAATTCATGTCTAAATCACAAGTTGATAGCTACTATGCTTTAACTAACGAAGAACAAGAGACAGTAAAACTACACATAAACGAAAGTAGCTACTTCACACAAAAAGAAGTATTGTCTTTAATCTCTGAAGCGTTATCAACTAAAAACGAATCTCTTGAAGAAAGAGTAATCAGAATGATGCCTGAGAACACAAAGGCTATCTGGAATCAGTTAAATGAGTCTGCAAAAAAATCTATCATTTCACAAGCTAGATTATATCCTGCAGAAGTATTAATGACTGAAGGTCAAGTTGAACATTTTTGGGCAACAAGAAACCTAAAAAAGAATGAATCTGTATCTAAAAAACTTGTTTCTCACGAAGCTCTTATCCAAGAAGATAAGTTGTCTGATAATGACGTAACAGCTATTATGGAAAGATTCAAAAACATTTAATCTATAAAAAATCCACACCTGTAAAAATAAGGTTTTTGGACGATATATATAGATTATTACAAAAAACAAAAAAATAAAAAAAATTATGTCACACATTAGAATAGACAAAGCGAAAGCTACAAAGAAATGGGCTCCTGTTCTTGAGAACATGGGAGTTACTGGTGATAGAGTTGAATGGATGGCGGAATACGCTGAGTTTCACTCAATCAACGAAAACGCATACGTAAACGCATCTAACGTTGCTGGTATGGGTGGTGTATTTGCTGCACAACCAGGAAGTTATGCTGGACAAACAAACGGTGGTACTTTAGCTACTGCAGCTTCAGTTGGAACAATCGGTTCAGGTGATGTTGGTCAAAACTTATTGCCAGTTGCAATGAAAATTGCTGCTCAAACAATCGGTTTAGACTTAGTTGCTGTTAAACCAACTCCAGGTCCGAAAATCGATTTACTTTACATCGATTTCCAATATGATGATACTAGATTAGGTGCATCTGACGAAAGACCACAAGTTTTCAAATTAAATGTTGGTGCATCTGCATCTGTATTTAATGCTGCAATCCAAACAGGTGTTGGTTCAACAATCGCACAAAATCAAGGTGGATTACAAAATGGTAGATATTTCTACTCAATCAATGGTGCTGGTACTCAGTCATTAGGTAACCCAACAATCTTGAGCGGAAACGTTGCTGGTGCAACAGTTTCAACTACTGAGCCTTTACAAAAAACTGGTGTTGTTGAGTTCTTAGGATTCTCTAGAATTGATGGTTTCCCAATGTTCAGAGCGTTTAGACAAGCTAACACTGCACACACTGCAGTTGATCAAGCTAACCTTGCTTGGACATTAGATCCATCAAGAAACACATTTACTGCTACTGCATCTATGACTTCTCAAATCACTCACCTTGCTGGTCTTACTATTGCATCTGGAACTGTGACTATTGAGTTAATCTCTGCATTAGAAGATCATATCCCAGGTTTCTCAACAAACTTTGGTGGTGTTCCTTCTGGATCTGCACAAGGTTCTTACCCAATGTCAAGAAAAGAAGATGATGATACTTATGCTGGTGTTATCGGACCAAAAATCTCTTCTAAAACTATCGCAGTTGGTACTATCGAAGTATCTTCAGCTTTAAGAAGAACAGAAATCGAAGATATCAAAGCTAACACAGGTATGGATATCGTTCAAAAAATGGAATCTATCCTTGTTAATGAGTTGTCTCAAACAATCTCTAAACAAATCGTTGCTAAAATCTTCGAAATGGGTGCTTTAAACAGAACTCTTGCTCCATTAGCAAGTGGGAAAATTGCAGTTACTGCTACTGCTTCTACTATCTTTGACTTAGATACTGCTTATGTTGGTGCTATGAATGGTGGTGAAACTACTCACGCTGTACAAAGAAAATTGATCACGAAAATTGCTCATGCTTCTAACTACATCGCAACAGAAGGAAGGGTAGGACCTGCTCAATATCTTGTAACAAACGGAGGTTTGGCTGCGGCACTTCAAGATATCGCTGGTTATACTGTAAACCCAGTTAAATCTAAATTAAACGGACAAGGTCAGTTGTACCCTGTAGGTTCTATCGGAGATATCGCTATCTATGTTGATCCTTACATGAAATATAACGACAACAGAATCGTTTTAGGAAGAAAAAACAACCCAGATCAACCAGGTATCATTTTCGTACCTTATTTGATGGCTCAATCTATCTCAGTTATTTCTGAAGCGACTTTCGCACCAAGAATGTTACTAAGATCTAGATATGCAGTTGCTGAAGTTGGTTGGTTCCCACAAAAACAATTTATGACTTTAGTTATAACTGATAACTCTCAGTACTTAAACTAATATCTTAAAGATAATAAAAAGAAAGCCACTCTTAATGAGTGGCTTTTTTGTTTTTGGTACTTTTTGCTTTTAAAATTTAATATATAACCTATGAGAAATCTAAGTACATTCAAACGATTCTTAAATGAAGGTAAAAAAGATAAGTTTCCAGATATTAAAAAGTCTGAAATAGATGGATTTATAGTCTATTTAGGTAGAGATGCGAAATCAAATGACCATCTTACTTTCAATGTTGCAGACGAAGAAGATATATGGATGCACGTTAAAGGTGTACCAGGTAGTCACGTAGTTATTAGAGTAAGAGAGAATCTTCCTACAGAAACAACTATTAAAAAGGCAGCAGAACTTGCTAAGAAGAATAGTAAAGCAAAGGATAAAGAAAATGCGATTGTTGTTTATTGTCAAAGAAAATTCGTTAAGAAAGATCCTGGTATGAATGATGGACAAGTCAAAGTTGACTATGTCAATGCTCACGATATTAATATATAAACAAAATAAAAAAGAATATGGCAGAACAAAAATTACCTAAAGTAGAGTTTTCCAAAGAGCTTACAGATATGTTAAAAACACTTGAAAAGAAAGGAAACTATCTTGCATTTGAGCTTATGTGGATGACAGAACCTGATGCTAAATATTTCAATGGTTTAAAAATAAAGAAAGTAGATGTTTCTAAAGTAGACTGGTGCTTTAACGTAACATTGGAAAATGGGAATAAAAACGATATGAAGATTGGAAAGTTCATCAGATATTTCTTTCAAAATATTATAAACGAATATGAGATAACTAAATTCTCAAAGTTATATAATAGTATGAAAGGTGGTGGTAAACCTCATGAAGATGGTAATCCTATTGAAGTAGAGAAGTTTGTTTATAGTCCTAAGAATCCAAGAAAGACTTTCTTATCACTTGTTACTAAAACATATCCACACGGAAATGAAGATGAAGTTCTTCAATTTTTACCAACATTACAAAAAGATGTTGTTGGAAACTACTACACTATTATAGGTGGACACACAGAAACAATGTTTACTTGTCACTTAGATACTGCCGATAGAACTCAAATGACAACCACACTTTTTAGTATAAAAGAAGGAGAAGATGAGATTATCGTAACAGATGGCACTACCGTATTAGGTGCAGATGATAAATCTGGAACTACCGTAATGCTTTATATGATGGAACATAACGTACCAGGATTATACTATTTCTTCATTGGTGAAGAAAGAGGTGGTATTGGTTCACATGCACTTGCAGATGTTTATGAAAGTGTAGACTATTTAAAAGACGTTAAAAGATGTGTTTCTTTTGATAGAAGAAACTATTACTCTATAATAACATCACAAATGGGTACTGATTGTTGCTCTCCAGAGTTTGCAGATGCTTTATGTGCGGCTTATACTGCAAATGGTTTAAGTATGAAACCAGATGATACAGGTATCTATACCGATTCTGCATCATTTTTAGATGATATTCCAGAATGTACTAACGTTTCTGTTGGTTATTTCAATGAGCATACCGGAAAAGAAAGACAAAATATGACTTTCCTTACTAAACTATGTGAGGCATCTGTTAAGATAGATTGGAAATCACTTCCAACTAAAAGATCATTAGAAGAACAGATTTCTTACAAAAAACAATCTTTAGAAGCAAAAGCTAAACATAAAGACCTTTTAGAAGATGTTAAGAAATCAATCGTTTCTTTAGACAGACTTATTTCTGTAGATGGTGGTGTAACTTATATGTGTCTTGATTTAGAAGGATCTGATATAGGAACAATACACGATTCACTTGTTTCTCTTTCTATGATATTAAAAAAACATGGTGTCGACCAAGAGGTAGTCTTTGATGAGACATATTTAAAAATAGCACTTAAATAAGATGAAACTAAAAAAATATAACAACTATCTTAACGAAGATAAGTACGAAGACGAATACTTTGACGAATATGGTTCTCAGGATGATTATGAAGGACAGGATGATGCACAAGGTGATGATGATATGGAACACCTTTTGTATCTATTAAGAACGTTTTTAAAGGATTCTGGTATAAACAATGTAAGTTTGAAGAACTCGGACTCTAGTATAAAATTAGAGATTGTTTTAAAAACAAAAGAAAGATTGACTGATGTAATAAAAACTTTTGCAGTTCTTAAAAAACTATCAAATGATATAATGGCAGATTATGATGCAGAGTTTGATATCTGGGAAACCAAACAAGGAGATCCGTTGTTGATTATCGATTATTATTCACCAGAATATGGTGATGATGAAGATGGAGCACCTTTTTAAATAAAAAAAGTAAACTTTTTTAGGTATTTAGAATATTATATATATCTTTGTTAAAAGAAATAACAATTACAAACATGGGGGTGTCATAGAATCGCCTAGCAGAGTAGTGGTAGTTATGCAGGTATCGGGTTGTCTAGTGTCCGATTAACAAATTAAGAGGTAACGTCGTAAATGGCAAAACAAATGAAGTAGGAACTCGTGAAGATTTAGTAGCGGCCCTAAAAGCAATTGGAGCTAACACTCCAGAATTAGTTTAATAAGAGAACTAATCAAAAAAATTCTCCGACTGTATCACGCAGTAAATGTGAAAACCATTTTGTTAGAGTTTGGGTTAAAACTAAATATTTTGTGAGTTTAGAAAAACATCAATAAGCCTGTGAATGAATGATTATTGTTAACTGTATAGTACATGCCGGGCAGTGCGGCATCACTTCCACAAAAAGAAAACCCACAAAGATAATTGTGGGTTTTTTATTTTAAATATTATGAAAAAATTATTAGACAGATTGTAAGTAAACAAAAAATAACTTACAATCATGAACAAACATCACAACAAACACTGGTTAAGAGAAAAGGAATACCGTTCTCTCAAGAATTCCTATTACTACGATTTTTATTGCACCAGAACATCTACAGAGGCTGAAATGGAAGAAAGACTTTATTCAAAATTCTGGAACGAGTTTTGTGGATTCTTCCATACCGCACCAAAACACTACAGAAAGACTCTTAACAGAATACAGAGAGCAAAATCAAAACAAACTCTTTTTAGAGAACTTAAAGGATATGACGTATCCTATGAAGACAATTACAAAGATTGTAACTGGTATTGGTAAAAACAAATCACTACTTTTTTAATATAAGTATCTATGATAATAGATAAATTTGATGGTAGATGGAGGTTTTTATCCAACTTCCACCCATGTGAGGTAGAACATCAAGGTATAATATATCCTTCAGTAGAACATTACTATGTTGCAATGAAATGTAACAACGAGCAAATGTTAAATGGTAGACATTATACTATTGGTGATTTCAGAGAAATGATTGCTCGTATTCCAAATGCTGCGATTGTTAAATCTCTTGGTAAAAAAATGCAGGTTAGAAAAGATTGGGATGAAAAGAAACTTGACTTCATGCTGTATGGTGTCAGAGAAAAATTCAAAGATTCGGGTCTTGCGGAACTTTTACTATCAACAGAAGATTCTTCCTTGGTTGAAGGAAACGATTGGAACGACAAGTTCTGGGGCGTGTGTCAAGGAAAGGGTTTAAACCATTTAGGTCGAATACTTATGAAAGTCAGAAAAGAAGTAAAAGAAAAAGAAACTGGTGTTGTAGCAAAACCAAATTCTTTAGATGAATTCTTCAAACAAAGCAGACAAAACTAATATAAAAACAAATAAATAAATATATGTCAATAATTTCATACTTCGGGGGTAAGGCGAACTTCCAATCATTCATTACGCCAAAAATACCAAAAGATTGTAAAACATACATCGAACCATTTTCTGGTTCTTTCGCAATCTATATGGATTCAGACTTAGAGTTTGAAAATGTTATCTTTAATGATAGAAACAGACACCAAGCAAATCTTATGAGATGTTGTGCGTCTCCAGAAGAGTTCTTAGTTGAAATAAAAGCACTTTTGGCACCAGGTGGTGAGTTACATACTACAGAAACAGAAGCTGATAAAAAGTGGGATTTCTTCAAAGCTATCTATCACAAATATGTTAAGAATGATTTCTTAGATAATATGGATTTTGAGATTGGTGATTTCAAAGTAGGTGCAATCTATGCATTTCTTATCACATCTTCTTTCTCTAGTGTTTATCCAAGAGGTGGAGGATTCACAGGATATAAGAAAAAGAAAGACAAATTGAACCTTTCAATCTTAATCAACAAGCTTGAAAAAAACAAATACACAAAAAGACTTCAAAACATCTCCGAGTTCAACAACTCAGATTTTGAAGAAGTAATCAGAAGACATGATTCAGAAGATACTTATATCTATTTAGACCCAC